TCTTGCAGGGCGGCGATCTGCGACGTGTCGAAGGCGAACTCGTCCACGTCGGGGAAGAAGGGGCGCAGGACGAAGTTCGCCCACGTGGCGAAGAACTCCAACTTCGGCAGCATCGTCGCTTTCCAGAAAACGAGCTCGGACGTTTTGTAGTTGGAGTAGGTCGCGCGGGTGAGGTCGCCCACGAGCACCGGGGGTACCCCGAAGGCGGCACACTGCCCCTCGCGCGCCAGGCGCCGGCCGTCTAGGTACTCAACATCCTTCTGCGATTGCGTCAGCAGGTTTACGCTCGGGTCGCCGTCCAAGACCGCGGCGCGGTGCGCCTGATCGACGCCCTTGAAGTCCTGCCATTCCTCGCGGTTTTCCTTGCGCTGCGTCGGGTCGAGTTTCCCTTTGAACCCGAGCACCACATCGGGGCGGGCGCTGTTGCGGAAGAAGCGGTGGTCGTAGCGCACGCCGTAGTACTCGGAGACGATGTCGTCTTTGGCCGCCCGAAGCGGGCTCATCCCGTAGAAATCGTCCTTCGGGTTCGCGTAGCGGCCGGCGACCACCACAGAGCGATCGGCCTCGCCCCGCACCCGCGGCGCGTCGGGGTCGACCGCGTCGTACTCGATTACGTTCAGCCCGTTCGCGTAGGGGTCGTAGCTGTAGCCGGCGATACGGCCACCCTCGCCGGGCTTGATCCGCACGAACTGGCCGCGCAGGGGGAACAGCTCGGCGATCCCGCCGCCGATCGAAGGCACGATCTCCCAGAACCATTCGCCGATTACCTCGGCCCAGCGAATCGACCACTCGAAGAACATCAGCGCCGGATCCCGCGGCGACGGCCGGCGCAGTAGATCGATCAGGTCGTGTTCGTCGGTCCACTCCTCGCCCTGCCGGACTCGCATCGGAACCTGCGTCGCCGACGTCGCGATCAGGTCGACGCAGCGGTGAACCCACACGCGGTCAAAGTAGGCGTCTACGAGCTCTTGCCGGGATTCGGGCTCATACCGCTCGCCGTAGGCGCCGACCATCCCCCAGCCGCGTTCGGCGTCGGCGGCTCGAGCCCCCGCCTTGCCGAGCAGCCGGTCCAGCACGACGGACCTCATGCCACGTTCACCTCCTGTAGGGGCGCGCTCGGTAGCTCGCCGGTGCGAAATAGCGGATCGATCACCGACGGGTTGGCGCCGGCGAAGCGGAAGAAAAGCAGTGAGACGCCGGCGGCGTCGAAGACCTCGGGCACAAGCCGGGCGCTGGCGCTGGCGAGGTAGGTCGTGCCGCCGACCTCCTTCACCATCGCCGCCAGCTTCGCCGAGAGTGACCCCCGCAGCGCCGGGCCCAACTCGCTCTGGCGATGCTGGCGCGGCGCGATCCCCAGCCGCCCCATGATCGCCGCCAGAATCCAGCAGTTAAGGTCGGCGAGCGGGGCGCCCTTCGCGGCGAGGTCCGTCTCGAGCACGTTGACGATCGTCGGGTGGAAGTGATCGGCCTGCAAGTAGCGCTGGCGCAGCTGCCACAGGTGATCGGACTGCCAGCCATTCTCGGCGATCGTGACCTCGCGTATCGGGGTGCGATGGTCGGCGCGGTCGACGGGGACCGTCAACCACGTCCCGTCGGGGAGCTGGTTGCGATTGACGAACCCCGGCGTCGTGAAGCGGACGTCGTCTAGCCACACGACGGCGTCGGCGCGGGCGACCTTCGCCAGCACCGAGACGCCGGGGAAGTAGCCCGGCTGATGGGCGGTGACGATCACGCCGGCCACCCGTAATGCAGCAGCCCGAACAGGCACGCCGCGTCGAAGATCGCGATCAGGCTCGCCGTCGCCCGACCGAGCGGCGGCCTACCCCTTGACGCGCTTGCGCCACCGGGGCGGCGCCGCGGCGGTGCCGGTAGATCGGGCGGCCTTGCGTCCGGCAGCCTTTCGCCGTGGCTTCGCCTCATCGCCGTCCGCCCACGGGATCGGCCGACACTGCTTGACCTTCCCGCAGGCGCAGGTCGAGCGTGAGGGTTTGTCGAAGTCGATCTGCCAAACGTGCGTGTGCGGGTCGGACGTCGGCGAAAGCGTAGCCCTCGCGGTGGAGGTCACCGCCGCGCCGTTCCCGCACGTTGCCGCTTGCGCTCCTTCTCGGGCGCGTTCCGGCGAGGCCTCGGCCGCTGCTCAGCCGCTTCGATCAGGCCGCGGATGCGGTGGTCGAACAGCAGCGGATAGGCCTCGCGGACGTCACGAACCGACGCCGGCATGAGCTATCGCCACCCCTACACCGATCAGGACCGCCCCGCCGCCGACGTGCTCGAAGCGCAGGCCGAATTTGTTCAGGCGGGCGTTCTGCGTTCCCGCGCGCCGCCACTCCTCGGCGAGCACAACGGCGCCGACGATGGCGACTGCGATTCCAAGAGCGAGCAGAGCGAACATAGGTGGTCCCTTCGTGGTGGCTTCGTGAGGAGGGAACACCGTAGAAGACGCCCCCGACGCTACTGCGGCGCCGGGGGCGTTTCACGTGGAACGCAGTTCCGAAAACCGGAACCGTAAGGCTCGGGTTGAGGGTTACTTCTGCGGCGGCTCGCCGAGGAACACCTTGGCGCGGGTGCCGAGCTCAGAACGGATGCGCCCAGCGATCTCTTCGAGGATCGTCCGTTCGGCGCGCTCGGGCTCTTGCAGCTTGTAGCCCATCTGCAACTTGCCGCCCTGCGGCTTGTAGCGGAACCGAGCCGTCAGGCGGAAGGTGTCCTCGCCGACGTAGGGCGCGAGGGCGAGCTCGAACGTTTCGGGGATCTGCAACTCGCCCCGTTTGCCGGCCGTGCCCTCGACGTCTTCGTCGTACTGGAACTTCACCGCCTGATTCGAGAGCTCGACGCCGCTGCGGAAGGTGACGTTGTTTTTGACGTGCAACGTCTGAGCGATTTCGAGCATGGTCGCCGCCGAGGGCTCGACCACGTCGGAGAGGCCGTCCTCGATCTTCTCGGCGAAGTCCCACTGGCTGAGCATTTGGCCGCTGTGCTCTTTCCAGAACTTCCACTCCTCGGTGACGATCAGGCCGAGCTCGGCGCGGTGCTGGCGCCACCCGAAGGTGTCCGTGCCCGAGTCGCCGTCGTCAATGATCCCGACCACCTTGCCCTCGAGGGGGTGAACCCAGACGGTCGACGCATCGGTCGCCCACTCGCGAACGTAGGCGATGAAGTCGTCAACGGTCGCCGGCTTGTAGGTGCCGCGCATCCGGTCGGGGTGGTCGCGCTTGTCCTCGAGGTCGAGCACCTGTAGGCCGCCATCGGCGCCCCGGATCAGGTACATCTTGTCGGTATCGAGCTCGACCGGCTCTACCGCCTGCTGGGCGACCTCAATCGTCGCCGCGGCGTTGCCAGGTGCGCTCAGCGCCGCGGCGAACTCGTGCGCCTGCGGCGCCTCATCGTGCTGTTGACCCATCGTCGTTAACTCCTATCGGGTAGCTCCCGAGGCTTGTCCCGCGGAACCTCGCGGAGGGGCAGCTCGGGCTGGTTGGGATTCGACCGCGAGATGTTCCCCCGGCCGTCGGTGAAGTACATGAAGGCCTGCCGGTCCTCGGGCGGTTTCGATTTGACCTCGTCGGTGATGAAGACCGCCGCTTGGCCCTTGCCGGCCGGAACGATTTTCAGCTTGAGCTCCAGCGACCCCGCTTTGTTGAGGTCGATGACGCGCTGGACGACGTTCGCCAGCTCGTCGCTCAGTTCGTTGTGTAGCGCGCCCGCTCGCTGGTCCTGAATGAACATCGCGAACGGTTTGCGGGGCGGATCGTCGGTCCCCCCGTCACCGGGTTTCGGTACGTCGTGGCGATCGCCGGCGGGCTCTGCCATCTGTGCTCCCTTCGTCGGATTCGTATGAGGCCTCGGCCGAACCTAGCCGTTCTGGCGGACGCCCGCGGTTTCCACAACCGAGCCTGTGGAACGTCTGTGGACGGCTGGGGAAGCCGGTCGCGGCGAGGCGCCGGCGACGAAGTCCCCAGCGAATCCACAACGGGATCCACAACCGCCGACAGGCACGCGCCAGGCGTGGCCTTCCACATATCCACAGGCCCTACCCCTCCTAGATCAACTACTAAGAGAAGTCGATCGAAGG